TGAATTTTTGTAGCATCCCATTGTTCTTTCCATATAGCCATAAGACGTTGAATTTCGGGCTCAGGTTGTTTTGAATATGAATCAAAATATGTCATTCTTGCGTTCTCAAACTTTGGGTCAATGTCTACAAATACTGCGATCCAATGCTGACCAGGACCTGTACTTACGTCTGTATTAAAAACAATTCCTATCTTACGTGTTCCCTTGTCATATAAGTGCTTGATGTTCATCGAGCATAGTGCGCTAACTACACACGAACCAGTTTTAGACTTTTTATCAAAATCAATAGGAATTGCGCCAACATAATGATACTTCTTAAACATGTGCATAAACTCCTTTTCAACTGCGTCAATATCTAAAGATGACAACCATTCTTCTGGGTTCTTTTCCCAAGTTCCAGGAGCTTTTTGCTTCTTAAGCATGTGGGCAACAATACATTCCGTGGTTCCAGCAGAACATTTGTCATGAAATCTATTACGAATTTCATTCCATACTTTAGTCATAGTTCCTTTGGCAATGGGTTGTTCATTAGGATGTTCTTCATTGTATACAATTCGAAGATTCTCAACCTCTTCACCATCCATTATCTTGAAAACGGATTATGTTATTTCCCAGATAGTGTAGAGTAGATAAAATGTCAAACGAGGCAATCAATGATCTAAAGCGTTGTGTCAAGCAGTATCGTGATGTAGATAATGATATTCGTATTCTTAATAAAACGGTGTATGAGAAGAGGGAAGCTAGAAAGATTGTAGAGATGGAGATGAGTGATCTTATCAAGCTTCCTCAGTTTGGAAATATTGATAAACTCAAAATTGATGATGACGGATCGTGTATCAAAATTCATCGTCCGGAGACTTACGCAAAAGCATGGAGTCTTTCCAAAAAAGAACTTGAGAGTCTAGTAGTTTCATACTTTCAGTCTACAATGAGTCCTAATCCCAAAGATTGTGTTGACTTTATTGTGGGGCAACGTAAACAGGCACTTATTGGAAAGGACTTTGAGTTTAACCGTGTAGTTCAGGAAGAGTAGGGAATAATATATACATTTAGTAATGGATGTGGAAGAAGATAAGATTCCTCCTAAATTTTTAACTCCAAAAAGGACTGCCCTAGAATTAGAACTAGCAGAATCTATGATTGATCTAAGTAAGATTAATGAGGATCCTAACGAGTTAACAGAGGCAGAGAAGGTAGAAATAACTAACGCAGCATATGCATTATTGGATCTTAAAAAAATTAATACAGAATCTCTAAAAACTCAGATTGCATTAATTGATGGTAGTATCATTAAGAAAAATGTAGATTATTTAGTGTCTGAAGGTATCTTACCACCTCTTGATGTAATAAGTGGTGGGGCTGAAGAGGATAAACGAAAACGTGATTCCGATGAGAACTTACCACCAGGAGAACCTGCGCCAGCTATAAATGATAGAAAAATAGTGAGAGCACGAAAACCTTCCGCAAAAATTAGAGAACAGATTGCAGATGCGGAAGCTGAGAAAGCATTACAAGAGTCTCTATTGAAAGAACAAGAGCTACAACTTGCTAGACTTGATAAACTACCTGATAATTGGGATGATTTTCCTGACAGACTAAAAACATTACCAATTTGCGATCATAACTCTGCGAGTATTGTTATGGATACACTTTTTCCAAAAGATGTGACAGATATTTGGAGATCGCAGAAAAAAACATGTAGAACTATTTATGAATTATCTAGCGTAGAAACACAGTGTGAAAAGGTAGTTGAGAAAAAAGATCCAGCTGCCGATGTATGTTATATTTGTGGGTTTGCGTTTAATGAGCTTGTTGAAGGATTACAAAGAACATGCGAACATATTTTGCCAATTATTCAAGCTGTATTTTTTCTAGAATTATACACACGTGGCAAACTAATTAATCCCGCGCTGCTACTAGAATATGACTGGGCACATAGATGTTGTAATTATGTAAAAAACGACTATTCATTTCTCAAAACTCAAATAAAAAATAACTATCCGACATATGTAACTAATAATAACCAAATATCTGTAACACTATCTCTAATACAAAATACAAAGAGAGATGCCTCAGGTAACCAAAAGTTTAAAGGTCTTGAACATATACAGCCACAGATAGAAACAAACCCTGAATGGAAAATACAGCGTCTCGCATATATTCGCGATAATAAAATGGAGCCAATTGTAAAATATATTAAAGAAAAAGGTGATAATGGAATAGCACTAATGATCGGATATAAAAATTGTTTAGATGATAAAAACATTCATCAAAGTTTTTTAGAATTACTTATTGCGAGTAAAGGAGAAGAACCGTCGGCAAAACGAAAGAAAGGTGGTAAAACTTATAGACATAAAGATAGAAAACGAACTAACCCGCATCTACAAACGAGACGTCATACTAAACGATGAACAGCCAAATTGTATACAATCCGTATAATTCGAAAAATCGCTTGTTTGCCAAACAGGATATTCAAGCGATTCTTCAGAAACATAGATGTACCTTTACAGTTCGGAATGTTGACCTATTCCAGACTGCGATGGTACATTCTTCATACGTAAAACGTCTAGAGTATACAACCCCAACTGGAGAAGTAACAATACTGGCACAACGACCAGATAATACCCTGGAATTGTTCGATCAGTCATATGAAACACTTGAACATCTAGGAGATTCTATTTTAGGCGCAACGATTTCCACATATCTTCTTAAACGATTTCCACAGGAGAATGAGGGATTTCTCACTGATCTGAAGAAGGATATTGTATGTAATGAGATGTTAGGGTCATTAAGTCAAAAGATTGGTCTAGATAAGTTCTATATCATTTCTCGACATAATGAGGACGCATGCTCAGGCAGAACGAATACGAAGAAACTTGGAGATATTTTGGAAGCATTTATTGGCGCATTGTGGACAGATAGTGGAAATGACTTTCAAGTTGTATCTAGCTTTCTAGTCGCAATTGTTGAGATGTATATTAACATTCCAAAACTGTTAATGAATAATCGAAACTTTAAAGAACAGCTACAAAAGTTCTATCAGGCAAAGTTTCATCATACTCCAAAATACGTGATGTTATCTTCTGCCGCAAACATGTATACCATGGCTGCGGTAGATGAAAAGGGAATCCATATTGGAATTGGGAGCGCACCTACTAAAAAGCAGGCAGAACAGCTAGCCGCGAAAGAAGCGTTGACTAGATTATCTTAACGCTTTGTTAACACAATGGTAGAAGCAGGAGTAAAACTATCAACATACCTTCTATGGAATGTTTCTTTAGCATCAGTTGTACTATACATATCAAATACAGGGTGTGTTAGGTCTACATTTCCAGCATCTGCCTCTAGTGTTACATTAGTAGACCCATCTTTAAACATAACGTATGCTATGTGATATGGGGCATTTCCAGCAACAACCGCATGTCTCACAATTGCGTAAGATTCTCCAAGATTTGGATTCGCAGATTCATTTAATACACTTCCTCTGCCGGTTGCGATAGCAATATTCTGTTCGTCTGTATATCCAAACAATAACGAACTACCTTTTTCTCTTAAAACACATTTTCTACCAGCATATCCAATTTCTCCAATACTAAGAGATTCCGCAAACTGTAGACAGTCATTCAGATCTAAAGTATGTTTATACGCAAATGGATAATATGTTCGGCCATCTTTAACTATATTACCTGATTGTAGCTTTAGCCAAGGATGGGGAGATACCGCTGTATTTGTGTAAAGAATATGCGGATTACTTTTTTTTATAATATACTTTTCATTATCAGAGAACTGATATGCCATTGTTTAACAATATAATTTTATTTTCACATATTCATCGGAATAGTCTTTTTCTCACGAGGAAGGCGTCGAACAAGTAGTTCACGTTGGGTGCCACCAACAGACATATCTTCCTGTCCTTCAGGAATACCTTCAATTGCCCGCAAAACTTCCGCTACACGTTGAGGCTGATCTGCGAACTGTAGAAGAAGCTGAGTACGAATTACATTACGCTTGAGAGCAGGACGGCTAGTACGAACAGAACGAGTAATATTGCCTACACCATTTCCTTCAAGCGCAAAGTTATCAACTTCATTGTTGCGCATGAACTCAAGAATTTTTCCAGAGTTCGCATTCTTTTTATCCTTGAGAATCTTGATTTGACGACGCAGTTCTCGCTCCTCATCATCAAACCCAATCCACTCTTTTATTGTGTCGCGGATCTTTTGCGTTGCGTCTTCATCCATTTGTTACTTTTATGCTTCATGGTTGAAAGTCTCTTTCCAGCTGCGGGGGCTGTTTCTAAAGAACGATGATACTCAGACATATATGGTACGTAAGATGATATAGTTTCATGATTTTTCAATGTTTTTGCCATGTGTTCTCCCTTTTCTATCATCTTGCCAAGAGCACTACCTATTCCAGGAACCCAGTTCGCGATATGAACAATTGCCCCACCAAGATCGCCTTCTATTGTTGAAAGTCCAGCAGTTAATCCAGCTGCTATAGCGGTAAAAGGCGCAATCACCGCTGCGCCAACTGGTCCACCAACTAGTTCTCCAATGTCGCCTGCGCTCGTAACGCCAACCGAACTTGCGCTATGAAGTGTTTCTAAGGCAAGATCTGCGAATGGAATATTATTTTTTAGTGTATCAACTGTTTCAGTGACAGCTCCATATACGGTACCTACTGGTTCACTAATAATCGACGGCGTATAATCTCGTAGAACACCATTTGCAACTGTATCAATATATGGGTATTTCGTATCACCACCTTTCTGTTTTAGAGACGCCAACACCTTCTTTGCGGTTTTTTCGTCAAATATGGGTTTTGTCTGTTTCTTATCGAAATACGCAGACGTCTCTATTTGTTTCACAGTTGTAGGTCTAATGCGTTTCAAATGACTATACAAACTAATCAATTTAATCAGTTTATCTACAAACTTCTTATCCTTTAGCTTTCGTCTAAGAGATCTATACGCATGTTCCTCCCGTTTTGTAAACGGTGGATCATCATATATCCAAACCATTATTAAAATGCGATAAATTATAATGGATTCAACCGATACTCATACAATTAGCTGGAATTCGCAATTAGAACGAATTATTTCAGATGAAGGCGAACGTTCGTTATGCTATTCGTGGTTACACTCAAAGTCGGAAAAATGGTATTCTAAATTAAATACATATTTAAGTCTTCCTGTAATTATGATGTCTACGATTGCAGGAGCTGCTTCAATCGGTACACAATCTTTATTCAATGGTTCGGAAACTGCGAATGTTTTGATTGGATGTATAAGCTTAAGCGTTGCTACTCTAAATACAGTCTCGAGTTATTTTTCATGGGCAAAGCGTTCAGAAGCACACCGAATAGCAGGAACCACATACGCAAAGATATATAGATTTATTCTAATCGAACTTGCGTTACCCAGAAGTGAACGTATTTCTGCGAAAGATATGTTAAAAATAGTACGAGAGCAATGTGATCGTTTACAAGAAACAAGTCCTCAAATTCCAGATAATATTATTAATGAATTTAAAGCAAAATTTTCAAAAAGCACACCTGATGTTAAAAAACCAGAAATTACAAATGGGCTAGATCCTATTATGGTTCACCCATCAGATGTAGAATCGCCTCGTTTTAAACCAGGTCCGCACATTAGAATTTCCACTTCCGATCACATTCCAGACACGTTACAAACGTTGTCATCGGCTCGTCCGCCGATCGAGTCTGCATCTGGTAGTAGTCGCATTTAGTCTTCTTCTTACACGCAGAACACCACATAAAGATCGCTGCGCTTTCGTTCTTCGAGTATAGTTTCTTCTCGGACTCAATGATTCGTTCAATAGAATCCTTCCAGCGAGACGGGCACAAATCTACGGCAGACATCTCTGCGAATTGACGATACGTAATTTCACCACTCTCTAGTTTAGAAACACATCCATTGTTTTCTGAGCGGCGACAATGTTCATAAAATGAGATTGCCCTGCTTCTATACATATTCCAGAATACCCGGTTATTCCAATCTACTTCAATGTTTTCCTTGATGGCCTGTTCACATACAACATGAAGGATTGCTTCCTCAAATTGTACACATGAATCGCGATTCGTCATAAATTCGCCAAAATTTTCAATAACCTTATCACGAATGGCTGATTCTACAAAGACATTCTTTGAGTGACTTTGAACCGGACGAGCAATAATTGGAAGTTCGCGAGTTGGGGCAACTTCATCTTCCTCATCATCATCGTCTTCTTCAACAAGTACGTCTTCGTCTTCATTATCATTTTCTACAATCTCTGTTTCCTCTTCCTCGTCTGCAAATGTCCACTCTTGGTATACAGTCTCGTAATGATCAGCTTTCAAATTAATGTATGAACTTACTGACGGGTCGTATTGATCCTGTTCTTCAGATTCAGTAGCAAGAATTACGATTGGCCCAGTATATGTTTCCTCATCAAACGGAGAAGGAAGCATATGCTGATTTGTGTGTTCTTCATCGCCGTTTGTAGCTGCGAAGATTGAAAGCCACTGAGTATCTTTAATTGAGTCTTGAATCTTACCTTGAAACTGAATTTCTGTGTTTTTATACTTCTTGCGAATCCATTCTAGAACATCCGCAGTTTTTGCGGGAACTTGAATATCTCCGATTGTACCACTTGGCGAAATAACAACACCGTTTACCATCTTGGTATTCGATGGTGTCATCTTATCTAATTTCGTTTTCATCCTGAAAATGGAAAACGGATTTTATGAACCCAACTATAGATGATAGCATAGAAGATGTCGTACGTACCACCGCATCTTAGAAACAAGCAACAATCGACCGAGACAACAATGCAAGAACCTGTTAAGAGGGATCGTCGTCCGCCTCGTCGCACATATGAGAAGTCTCAGTGGGAGATTCAGAAGGAGGAGGCGGAGCGTGAGGCAGCAGAGAAGAACAAGACTGCTCTAGAGAACACTGATGCCAACTTTCCAGTTCTGGGGAGGGCTACTACTGCTACAACTTGGAACAGTGGTCTTAATTTCAGTAAACTGGCGGCAGACTGGGAAAAGAATGACGACGAACGGAAGAAGCGTGAAGAGCAGGAGAAGGAGTTTGGTCAGCGAGCAGTCGCAGCTACTAGCACCACATTCAGTCTTCCCATGTTTCGTCCTACGCGTCGCTTCTCTGAGCCGGATGAGAGATCTAGTTCAGAGGAAGAAAGGTCGGCTCCAAAGGAGGATGATGGCTGGACTGTCGTGGACAGCACCAAATATCGTAAGCCCAAGACTAAGCGCGAGAGCGATGACGAGGGTGTAAACGACAAAAAAGAGGAAGATGATACTGTATGGGGTGGTCCAGAGGAGCACGAGACATGCTGGGATGATCGTCGGTATTAGACCGAAGCAGAAGTATAAATAGGAGCCGCGGGCTTCTTTACAAAAAAAGAACGTAGCCATGCGGCTATTTTTTGTCCCATCAAAACTAGATATAATCCCTGAGGTCCACTCGATGTTTTCCAACCATAATAGATGCCGCCAATTAAAGATGCTAACATTAGAATTACATTCAACAACTCAATCCATCCATTGACTTCAATTTGTTTCGACACCCATTCGTGGATAGGGTGTTTTTTCTTCGATTCCGCTTTATCCTTTTCATCGGCCAATCCAGCTGGTTTGATGTCTTTAACTTCCGGTTTCTTTCCGGATCTCTTACATCTCATATATGTCTTACCATCATGCGGCATAGGACCACCGGGTAGCTGTTCAATGTCATTAAAGAATACATCACGGCTTCCAAGTTGCTGAATAGGTCTAGAACCAGGAACTACATTTTTTACTAGCAGAGCGAAGTCATTCGAATCGATGTTAATCATAGACTTGAAGACAACCCATTTGGTCTGCTGGCAGGGAGGTACGGGTAGCGAACCATCGTATACATAATATGAACCGACCGGAGGAACCATCATAAATAACCCCCATTGTTCGCCTAGAGCTACAGATGTAGACGTTGTGCTAGGATTCGCATAAGGAACAAATGCATTAAAGAAATGAGTGGCACTTGTTTGGCTTGGGTTCACTCGTACTAATGAACTTACACAAAGTAGACCAGACGTAGGACTACTAAAAATAGCAACAACTTCTGCGTCTGCCTGAACGTTTTCAATTGTATGATGACTCGGGTGAGTGACCAACAATGTCTGACATGTATAGCCTTCACCTGCGAACTTACAACTACCTAGACTAGCCTGATTTTGTAGAATAAGTCCTTCATCTGAGACGATGACGTTTGCTTGAGAAATATATGCGTCATCAAATGTTAGCTCGCACATTAGATCACATGGTTTAGCAGAAGATTGTGATAAATTGATAGGACTCTGATTAGAGTTCACACATTGATCGCCCCACGAAGAGTTTGAGGCATAGATACTCATTTGTAGTTTCCCATGATTTTGTATCCTGAGATTAAGCAATATGGGAGTACAATCTGGTGGCGTTTCACCAGGTAGCGGCCTCGCTACTACTGGAATTGTTATAACAGTACTATTCACGCTAGTAACGTTAATTTTTACAGGGTTAACTTCTGGTACAGATCAATCGTTTCTACAAGGTGTAGGTGACTTTATAAGCAAAATTGTTTTGTATATGCCAAATGTTCTATTTGGATATGGATTCATGGCAGATATCTTCAACAATACGGGATATCATTATTCGATTGCTAGCACAACAGCTCTAATGGGCATGGTGATAAATAGAGGTATTGGAGGAATTGTTGTTGGGGGTATCGCAACGGGTGTTTCATTTGTATCTGATAAAATCAATCAAGCGCGCAGCAGTATAAGTAAGGCCGCCACTGCGACAGTTTCTACTGATATAGAACTAGCATCGATGCCTAAAAAGGACCCTGTAGTAGACTCGTTACAACTCCCAGATATTCCTCCACTGGAAATTCCACCTCCGCCACCTCCTCAGAGTGGAGGCGCAATACCCTGCTCTTTACCTGGTTTTGAATGGCTTGAAAATACAACTGCTCCTCAAGGCATTATAATGTCTATGACCGTGATGTGGTATTTGATGATTGAACTGTGGGATACTGGTTCAAGCGGTCAAACAGTTGCCCTTGGAGTTACAACTGCTATTACATTTATAATACAGTGGCTGGTTCTATACAGAAATGGGTGTTTGAATTCTTATAGATTTACAGTATACTCTCCTTTAATTGCGCTTGTTATGGCAATCACATTCGCAGGAACATCATATGGTATCCAGAAAGTAATACTAAAAAATATGTCTAGCGGAGGAACACCTGTTGCTCCTGTACCATCTGGAACACCTGGAATACCTGGAACATTTGTATGCCCACCCGGAACAGGGTTATCTCCGGATGGAAGCGAATGTCTTTCCTTGCCAGGTTTTGGAGGTGGTGGTGAAGAAAAGGTGACTGTCGGAGGAAAAAATGACCAATCTCAACCTGTAAATGATCAAGATCAGTTTGTATGTGAGGCATACAAGGATGGTGAACTAGTTACATCTACGATCGTTGACTAATTTTAAGTCCATTTCGAATAATGCTATAATACCCTGACATATTTGTACCAGAGTGCTTTTCAATATGGGATCCAGTCACTACTACAATTGTAGGAACAACTTTAACGGCATATTTGCTAACAAATCCTTCCTTGTCATCGTGTGTGTTTACATGTACCCAAGTTGTCTCTGGAAATTCCTCTTTTAGATCATCGATCGATGGCTTGATTGCCTTACAGGGGGCACATGTGGGAGACCAAAAGTGATATACAGTTACGCTCATTCTTCTTTTACTATAGTAATCTCTTCCTTAATTAAACCGCTTTCCGTTTTAAGACGAAACATTACATTTCGATGAAGACGATGTTTTTCAACTTCAAATCCCTTCTTCTTTACTGTCTTGGAAAACGCAGAAATAAGAGCGGCGTTAAGAAAGTTCTCATCTAGTTTACCTAGATTTGAAAGACACCATGTTACAAGTTCTTTTTCAGATACTGGAGCACCCATCAATTTTAAAGGACATCCATCGAGTGCTTGTTCGCCATTCGATACAACCTCTTTTATCTCCTCCTCAGGATTGATAATGTTGGAAGCCATACGGTCTACAATATGATTATTTCGACTTTCCTCATCCGATCCCCCAGTATGTGCCTTGACGTACGTAACATTAAATGACTTGAATCGAGAAAGACGGTTCGCAGTATCTTCAATAATATCTCTGTGCATTACATCGCCACCTTGAGATGTCTTCCATTTATTGCGAACCCATGAAGGCAACCAAGTTGTTAAACAATTTTTAGAATACATGGAATCTGTATAAATTTTTAGATCAGTATCATCAACCGGAAACGCAATCTCCGCGGCCTTTACACACTCGGAGATAGCCATCAGTTCGCCACGTTGATTTGTTTGCGTTTGGTCTTCTGGGACACGAGCTGCCTTTGAAATTGACTTATGTTCGGGGAAGTAAAATGCCCATGAAGCTTGTGCGTCTTTCTTGCCATTTTTGGAACATGCGCCATCTGTATATGCCTCAATTTTCATAGCTGTTTAATAGTTGGTTTGTGTATGTAAGTTGGCATTCGTTTTACAATACAACGACTTTGAATAGCAGGTTGTAATGTTGTGGGATCTTCAACATGAAACCAAACTCTACACTTGAATGAGCGCTCTTCGAGTGAACGACGAATCATTTGTTGACACGAAAATGTCAAAAACTCAGAATGGTATACCATGAGAACACGTATGCGCATCTCTTGTCGAGCAGCTACTTGAGAAATCCAATTATAAAACCAAGGTGAGAATGTCTCAACTGTATTTATCTCGGCTGCATCAATCTCCGCAAATTCACATTCTTTTGCGTGAAGTAATTTATAATCGTTCCATGCTTTTTGAGTCTCTACATCATTGAGAGGTTCAAAAAGTATATAATGGGGTGGAGGATATTGTAACATTGTATCCATTATTCAATTCTATGAAGACCCAACAATTTTCTTCACAGGTATATCGGTCGACACAATATACAAACTATTCTCTGTGGCAACAATGTAACATGTCTCACACTTAAAAATGTTTTGAATAGTCGATGTATACTCGCTATCAGATTTTACAAGATATTTTGTATTATCAGGTTGAACACCAACACAGCATTTTTTCTCTAGACTGTCACGAAAATAGTCTAGATATACCGGCTTGTCATCGTCAATTGCTAATTGAGCGGCTCGCAATAAAACACTTGCCGACGGTAGAGACATTTGTTTCTAGAAGGTTTTTGTACTTCACTCTACTGAACGCATTTTAGAGTATCCTCTAGACGAAATCGGGATCGCATACATAGGTTTGGAAGTTCTGGGCGGGGGACAGCAAGAATCAAGGTGATCGTACTGCTAATAAGTTGCTTCAAATCTTTCGCTGTCTTAGGAAGAACTTTCGAACTTTCATATAGAAAGTCAACATACTGTGTCGTATTCTCTTCTCCTTGTTCACACTTTGATTGCCTAGCAGTTACCTCAAGCTCTGTAATAACATCTTGAATTGACGACATCATAATATCTTCTGTAATCAAATTACGTACAAACAGTTGAGTTAGAAATTTGGCATATCCTCGACGCTTATTTTTTTGCGTCATCCAATGAACAACCTTATCCGCAAAATCAGATTCTCCTGAAGCAGGATATACTAAAGTTGTATTAATGTCGTACAGTTTTGTAAACATTTTAGCCTGCGTCGTAAGATCGTCCGAAAATTCGGGAAACGCAGTATTCAGATGAACTGCGCAATCTGCGAGTACACCTGCGAACATTTGCTCCGAGATAGCTTTGTCAAACAGAAGCGTAGATACACGCAGACGAAACTCTTGATCTCGCTTTCGCATGATTTCAATTGTCTGGTTCGATAAATTTTTTAAGTTTGATGCGCTGATCTTATTTAGAATAGCAAATACTTCAAGATATTCGGGATCACCCTTGTCTTTCACACGACTGACATATTTTACCAATACTTTCTCTCGCCAATTTTCTGAGATCTGTTTGGGTTGTTCAAGTCTGGGACGATAGGAATTATGTTTTGGCGGAGGTCGAAACGGTTTGTACGCGACCGGCGTGATGCGTAGTTTTGCGATGTTATCTTGAACACTCCGAGGAAGTGGGAGTTTTGATCCAAAACGAGCCGAATATACTTGTGCGACGGTTAGACTCATTTGTAATACTTACTACTAATTCTAAAGTGTGTAAAACGAATCCGTTTCATATCTACATCAAACTATCGTACTAGTATTATAAATGGGTTCAGACATAGAGACCACAAAACTCCAATATTCTTGGATTCTGTGGTATCATGATCCCGACAACAAGGATTATTCACTTGAGAGCTATGTTAAGATAGCAGACATCAGCACAATTCAACAATTTTGGACAATTATAGATTCAATTTCAAAAGAGGCATGGGAATCGGGTATGTTCTTCTTTATGAGACGTGGATTCAAACCTATTTGGGATGCTCCCGAAAACGAGGCAGGAGGAGCATGGTCCAAGAAAGTGGAAGCATCTATCGTATATACGACATGGATTGATCTAATGGTCAATTGTATCGCAAATGAGTTTATGTGTCATCGTAAGGAAACTCTTGTAGGTATTACCATCTCTCCTAAAGGCCCTGCTTCAATTGTAAAAATTTGGAACACAACTACAACCGTCTCCGATAATAGTTACATTAATCCGAATATGAGCGGATTTAAAATCGGAGATGATGTTACGTACACTGCCCACAAAGCAAGACCTAAGTAAATATAATGGAGTTTATGAAGTGGTGGACCAGGTCGGCTGTAGATACAGTATTCTCACACTGTACACCAAAGCAAAAAAGAGATAACTTAAAATTTATACATGGAATGGGAGTTCTTTTTCTTGCAATTGCTTTTATTTTTTCACCTTCTAGAAGTTTTATACGATATGGTATACTTGGGTTATATTTAACGTTTGCGTCATTTTATGCTATACTCGGAGACTGTTGGGTATCACGAGTTGAACAAGATTTATTTAAAACTAAACACGATCCTCCAGCAGTACTTGATCCAATTCTTACACTCATAGGTATTCCTAAAAATGTTGAATCTCGTGAAACAACAACGCGTATCGCATATTTATTCACAATTATATTACTATCATGTCTAATGATTCGTGATATATTTGGAGTATATTAATCTTCATATGAGGAAATCCAATCTTCTCCTAGTATTTTTACAACCGCCCATTTTACAAATGATAGTAAATAAAGACCTAAACTTATAAACGGATTACTATATTTTGGATTTAACTTTACTAATTTTTCAATATAGGATGACGTAATTTTATTATATTCGTTCGGACTTATCTCTGGAAGATCTAAATCTGATTGAAATAATTGATTTGATGAAACATATGATGTTGCAATATTCACATCTAAAATTCTTTTTGCGATATATGGAAAAAACCAATAAAAAAAGTATATCCACGCGGTAAACTGTTCATACGAAACTGTATTCCAAATCTTAGTTTTTGGATAAGATTTTCCCTTAACTAATTCAAGTGCGTTGATATTATATGTAGGACTATTTGCAGGTGCAGAATATTGTACAATTTGGAGTCCATCGTGCGTGACCTTTGTTCTCTCAATAATACCTTTACAGATTGAATCTACAGGTACTACACTGAATTGTAAATTCTTTGGAAACCAAAGATCAGGAACAATAGATCGTTCAAGTGCCTCCATTACACTAAGATGAGCCCCTCCACGAATAGGATATAAATCATCTAAAGGCGCACCTACACATGAAAGGCGAATAATATCAATGCACCCTTTTTGCTTATACAAATACTGTTCTGCCAGATACTTGGTATACGCATAATTACAAATAAACTCGGACCGTTCTAATCCAGATTCTATTCTTACCGACTCGTACGGTCCCTGGGTAGTCTTAGGATGAACATAGCAAGTAGAGATGTGATAAAAATGTTTTTGTTTACACAGTTTATACAAGCGTTTTAAAGCTACAACATTCTCTGCTAAGAGCAGATTCATAGGTGATGTAAATTTTACATTCGCAGCACAATGAATAACATCTGTACAGTCAGAAATATCAGATTCCTTTAAAGCAGAAACGTCTTTTTCTACAACTGTTACATTTTTTAGATTAGCTTGAATAACTAGATCACGAAACAAAGGATGATCACGAATCTCAGTTTGAAACCTATTCTTTCCAGGTGTACTATTCTTATCACGAATACAGACTACGATCTGTCTAGATGTTGTTGATAAAAAGTATCGCAAAAGATGTTTCCCAACATATCCTGTGACTCCTGTTAGAAACACACTCATTTGTTTATCTAATCTATTTCATTACGCATTCTAAGACGTACAGTTCATCAAACAAAGTTTAATGTCTCCTAGATTCGCAATGACATACCGAATCATTAGAAACCAATCGTTCTTCATATGAATCTCTAAATTGTTGGAAAGATTCGTACACTTGGTAAATAGAACAAGCAAAGGCAGAGAAAAATTACCCGTAACAATCTCATCACTCGTCTTCTTCTGAATACTAAACTCATTCTCAGAATCTCCCATCACAGTTGTACGAGATGCAAAATGTCCCTTACACGAGAAGGTTAGAGATGAACCCACATTCTTAATCTCCACAGTCTTTGCGCCAAGTAGTGTCATATCACGACAAATCTTTTGAAAATCAAGAGATGGCATAGTAATATTTGTGCTAAACTCGGTTTCAGGCAGACGAATATCAGACTCATCGCGATCAAGCAGGTTTAGCTTATAACGAGTAACCTGCTTCTTCTCACCATCTTCAAGCAGGATACCTAGAGAATTGGAATCAGCTTGATCAACGTAAAAAGTGATGGTATCATCATTTGTAGCCGTACGAACAATACGATAGAGGTGATCAGTATTCACACCAATAACAAACTTGGGAGTATTATGATTGTATTCATACTTTTCAAACTTATCTGCAACTAGCCGAAAGTGTACAAGAACAGTATGTGTATTGTCCATAGCAACCATACGAATACCATCCTTATCAAAAATAAGACTCATTTCAACGAGAATACATTTGATAGCCTCAGTGAGGGTACGTATCGCACCCGTCTGTACTGTCTTGGCTTCAACTATGTAGTCTGGCATTTTATAGTTTAATATCGTTGCGTGTATATCAAAATGCCTACTGAAGATTATAGCAATTCTTCTAGAACTGCCAAACTCAGACAAAAAGCTTCTCTAAAAGGCCTTAATAAAGTTGCGAGGGCTCTTGATTACGACACGCAACTTTCCATAAATTTAGGCGGAGTTGTTCAAAAAACCAAGAACTCGTCGGGAGTTTCCTACGATTGCGCATGTCCTGTAAACGCAACTTGCATAGGCACATTTTTGCAGCAAGATGTTAGTCCAGCTGTTTCATATACCTGCGACGGCAATGAATGTGTTGAAGATGGTAGTTTTCCCCCATCAAATTATCCCCAAATTAATGCAATTTCAGGAACAAGTGTGACTACTGGTGGTACTGTAGCAATTGTGAATTGTACATCGTCACCTGTAACTGTTAATTATTTAGTTTATAAAATGCCCGATGGTCCGACTGGACCACCTTGTACAGACCGTGGTGTAGTTGGAGTATTGCAGCCAGGTAATTGTTTTATAGATGTTCGGGCAATATTTTGCAGACTGGGTCAAGGAGAATACTTTGAGACTGTATATACATTTTCATAGACTTTTAATGTATTTTATTTTTCATTGTCTCGGATTTCTTTTTTGAGACAATTCGGCCTGCTTTGTTGTACATCAAATGCTCTTTCGTAAGACCTCCAACTGTCTTTTCAGCTCCACCGTGCATAACTTTTGCCCGAGATCCGACTCTTTGAGTTTTCTTATTGGGCATTTACTTGTTATATATAATTTTTCTTACATTTGCATCAAAAACTCCAACTACTTTACTTGCTTCAATATGACGATCCATATTATCGCTAAACCCATCAACTTGGCGACATATACATGGATTCAAACCATACCATACATCTTTTTTCATAAGTTCATTCCAATAGACATCTGCAGTGTAGTTGGAGTTTCTGTAGTTAAATCCAATACCATTTTTTAATTTATCTAAAGATGTCTCTCTGTTTTTTAAAAGAGTGTCACGATATGCCTCATTGACTAAATATGCACCTGCATTATTTGAATAATAAATCCTAGGAAAATCATATTTGTAATACCATCCTACAAGCAAAATAACGTTCCAGTCTGGAAGATTTACAAGTTCTTCAAGTCTTGAATATCCTTCTTTAAAATCTATCCATTCCATATCATCTTCTAAAATTAGAATATTTTTCCATCCTTCTTTTTTTGCTAGTTTAAGAACTTCTGTATGGCTTTCAAGACACCCAAGAGGACCATAAATACGTTTAATAGCAGGAAACCGAATAACTTTTTCAAGAGGGATTTGTCCTTCTTCAAAAAATTTAGACATGATATCTCTCCTATCTTGACGATGGTCCAAATTTATATATATAAATTTATCTACAAAGTCCCACATTATTTATGGTGTTATTATATTGTAATAATAATTACAAATGAGGATTCTTATCAAATTTCCAACACATAATAGACCTTTAAAAAGTGTTGAAACTTTAAAATTATATATTAAATATGCAAAAAATATTAATAATATTCAAATAGTAGTATCAATTGATCACGATGACACAACACTGACTCCAGAAATGTTTGAGTCAATACATCCGTGTATCAAGGTATTTAGTGGTTTATCAAAAGGAAAGATTGATGCTATTAATAGAGATATTCCCGACCCATCTACATTTGATATTTTACTTTTAGCATCTGATGATCTGATACGGATTGTAGATGGTTATGATGAAATAATAAGAACTCAAATGATTGAAAATTTTCCCGATACAGATGGTGTATTATTCTTTAATGATGGTTATAGGAAATATGAGTTGAATACGATTGTAATTTGTGGTTCCAAATATTATCAACGGTTTGGTTATATTTATTATCCTGAATATAAATCATTTTACTATGACACTGAATTCATGAATGTTGCAAATGATCTAGGTAGACAATTCTATATTCATAATAGCATTATAAAAAACGAGCGTTCTTCTAATAATTCATC